TTTTTGATTTCTTTTGCAGAAGCTTTTTCTGTTGCAGAATTCAGGAGGATAGATTTTACCTGTGAAAGATAAAATCTGAAAAAATTATAATACTTTCTGTAACATAAAAAAAAAGAAACATTCTACGAAACAGAAAGCACATATGCATATAATCTCTCGAAAAGATACTTGAAGAAAACCTTTATTATTAAAAGGAAGCAGTGGTTGGGCTGTCTGCATTTACATCTGTTTACTGAGATCCCAGCGGTAATAGATACTAAATCAAGTCATTAGCAGTATCTATATAGGTTTTGTTTCACACCATCATATACGGTATTTATTTTAGACATGACTTTCCTGTATTTTGTCATGCAATTTCGAATTCTTTGTACCAATATAAATCAGACCATTTCCAGTTCTGATATCTGTACTTACACATCTCTGCAATTACTATGCAGGGTGAAATTCTTGTAATGTCAAAATATGACATGGGGGCAATACATTTTTTTTCAATACATTTAATGTATAAATACTATTTATATAAAAAAAATTCTGGAAAATAAATAATGCTTCTACCAAATCAACCAAAATTTCTTTCGCAGCTAGGATTTCGTCTTGTGATAGACAAGATACCTACTGTGACATTTTTTACTCAAGTCTGTCCAATACCTGAATTGAGCATGGGAAGTATAAATATTGGTACTCCAGTACAAGATTATCATGTACCTTCAGATAAAATAGATTACGATGATTTAGAACTTTCTTTTATTGTGGACGAAGATCTAAAAAACTACAAGGAATTGCAACACTGGATATATGGTCTTGGTCATCCCGAATCATTGGATCAATTCAAAGAATTCAGTGAGAGCGAGAAAAAGCGTCTATTTGGCAGAACATCTGTGAATGGTCAATCACAATTGACATCTGACGGAATATTGAGTATTTTAACAAATAATAATAATATAAATTTAGATGTTCATTTTACAGATTTGTTTCCTATTAGGATATCTACACTCACATTTGGAACAACTGCAGAAGATACTACATATATCACATGCAATGCAACCTTCAGATACACATATTTTAAATTTCATTAGAAAATAAAGGAGAGAATAATGAAAACATTTAAAATTTTCATTGGTAAATTACTAGAAGACGAAGAATATAAAGGATCTCATACTGCACCAAACAAAGATTCTGGCGCACCATTGCATGATGTTACTGCAAATGGGATGTATCCAAATGATGTATATTCTAATAAGGCAGTACAATATTATGGTACAGGTAAATCTGGGGATAAAGCAGTTTTTGCTAAAATACATTCTTTAAAAAATAAACCAGAATCTATGGTCGATGTATATAGGGCAGTACCAAAATCTGCTCCAGATAAAATAAATCATGGGGATTGGGTAACAATACATAAACCATATGCAAAAGATCATGGAGAATCACATCTTGATGATTATAAAATAGTTCATGAAAAACATCCAGCAAAACATCTGTATACCAATGCAGATTCACCTTATGAATTCGGATTAGACAAACGATGAAAACATTTAAAGAATATCTTGCAGAAGAAGCAGATAATATTGAACGGAACTGGGATGATTATGCCAGAAAGAATTTTAATTCTCATCTTGGAGGAAATTCTGACATAAAGAAAAATGAAAGTGGTTCAGATATGATAATGCGAAAGCTGGCATCTGCACATAAAAAGACAGATGAATATTCTGTGCATCATATCAAAAAATATCTTGACGATCCGAAACCATTAGATGATCATTTTGTTGCGTCTGCAAATTCCAAAACAACTGCTGGATCTTCATTTGGAGATCATAATATCAAAGAATTTGATACGGCATCCAGACAACACAAATTGAAATCAAATGTTACTGTGCATATGCCAATGAACAAGAATATGGTCGGTAATAATAGTTTTCCTGTGCAGACACCACATCTAGGAGATATTTCTCCACATATCGGTAAAACCATTGCAAATACCTCTAACGGAGAAATTGTTCGCCATGTTGCAAGAGTCGATATTCCACAGGGAACAAAAGTTGGTATCATTGGCAGAGCAAAAGATACCGAAGGTAATCCGGTATTTCCAAAAAACAAAAATAAAATAATTATTCCACGCGGTGGTTCTTTAGAATCAGATGGTAATGAACCAGAAAAATATCGGGACAGCAATGGTAATGCTATCCATGTGCACAGGTATACATTTCAACAATAAAAAAATATTTCATGTCATATTTTTTATATAAATAGATATATAACATTTATTTTTAAATATGGCAGAAAAATATATTATGAATCTTGATGAAATTAATTCGGCATGGAAAATTGATTCTGTAGTAGACAGAAACGATATCGCAACAGAAAGCATAAAAGTTCCTTCTTTACATGCAAAATACCTCGAATTACTGTCTGCCTACAAATTAAAACTCAGAAAGATATACAATGAATACAATGCAATGAAATCATTGCGTCAGCGGTATTATACTGGCAAATTGACCAAAGAAGAATTACTACAAAAAAATTGGGATCAGTACCAAGAAAATAAACCTCTGAAAACGGAAATGAATGAAATATTGAATTCTGATAAAGAACTCAGTAAATTTTATGATAAGGTCGTATATATGGAGACTGTCATATATACATTAGAATCTATAATGAAAAGTTTGCATAGTCGCAGCTATGATATAAAAAATTATATTGCATGGCAGACTCTCACTATGGGAGGATAAATGATAACAATATCGAAATATAATGAAGTATATTTGAGAATATTGTGCGAACCATGTGTCTCAATGGAACTGCAGAATCATTTTAGTTTTATGGTAGACGGATATCAGTTCATGCCAGCCTATAAAAATAAAATGTGGGATGGTCGCCTAAGATTATTCAATATCAATACAAGAATGATATATTCTGGATTGTATTCTCATGTGATAGAGTTTTTGAATGCTTCTGGATATGACTATGTTGACGAAACTGTTATAGAAAAAAATGATGTTTCTATAGAAGAAATAAAGACATATATAACAGAAATTATTAGACCACATTCCAATGGAAAGCCAATAGAAACAAGAGACTATCAGATTGCTGCGATACATCATGCAATCAATGAAAAAAAATGTCTTCTCGTTTCTCCTACGTCTTCCGGAAAATCTTTGATATTGTATTCTATTATAAGATATTTGTTGGACAATAATTTAATAAAAAGGGCATTATTTATTTTCCCTTCTATTTCTCTTGTCACACAAATGAGATCAGATTTTGCAGATTATTCTACTGCCTCTGGGTGGAACATACATAAATATTGCCATTCTGTCTATGCAGGAATGGACAAGGACGACTATGGCAAAAGAATTGTATTCACTACATGGCAGTCAATATACAAATTGAAACCACCATATTATAGTGGGACAATGAAAGAAGGAAACAGAATAGGAGGATTCGATGCCATAATAACGGACGAATGTCATGGTATCATAGGTAAATCTCTTACATCTATATATGAGAACGCTCATAATATTCAGTACCGTATGGGAGCAACAGGAACATTGCAGGGAGCAAAGGCACATAAATTAGTGATAGAAGGTCTGACAGGAAAAGAATACAATACTACTACTACTGCAACACTGATGAAAAATAATCATGTCGCACAGTTAAAAATAAAATGTCTTCTTTTGAATTATCCTGCAGAAACAAGAAAATTATTTATAGATATAGATTATAAATCTGAAATGGATTTTATATCTATAAATGAAAACAGAAATAAATTTATTGTGAAACTTTCAATGCAAATGAAAGGAAATACACTTTTATTGTTTACAAGAATTAAGCATGGTGATATGATACAGAAAATGCTGAAGGAAGCTGGACACAAGAAAGTATATTTTCTTCATGGAAAGATTTCTGCAGACATAAGAGAAGAAACAAGAAAATTAGTAGAGAATTCTGATGGAGCAATTATTGTTGCATCATACGGAATTTTTAGTACAGGAGTATCAATAAAGAAATTGAATAATCTTGTACTTTGTTCTCCATATAAAAGCAGAATAAAAGTTCTGCAGTCACTGGGAAGAATATTAAGACTTGCAGAAAATAAAAAAGGGTGTATAATGTTTGACATTGCAGATGATATTTCTCACAAGAGCAATCAGAACCATACTCTGAAACATTTTCAGGAAAGAATAAATTATTATGCAGAAGAAAAGTTTGATTATAAAATAATTGATGTAACAATAAAATAAAGCTTGACAAATGTAAAAAAATGATATATAATACTAATCTTTAAATACACAACCACAACTAAACAGGAAATAACCATGAACGAATCTGAAATTGAATTAAATATTACATTGACTGTTGCAGATGTAAATGCTATCCTTGCATCATTAGGAAAACATCCTTTTGAAGATATTTTTGCGCTGATTACTAAAATCCGTGAACAAGGTGAAGCTCAATTGGCAGAAAAGAAGAGCCAAGAAGAAGCAGAAACAGCAAAAGAAGGCGAATTAGTATAAAAATAGGAAATATATTATGATAAAAGCATGTAATTGCCCAGATAATTCACCTTCTGCAGTATTTCAATCAAAAGAATATGGCAAAGGTATGAGATTGTGGACAAAAAACAACAGAGGTGAAGCAAATAGATGTACTATTTGCGGAAATACTGGAAATGGTACAGGCAAAAAGAAGTAATTTATAATATAATATAGCAGGGACGCTATTTTATATAAATTTGAACCCTTAGGTAATATATTGTGTAACTATTTATTATATTTTTAGTTTTGAGCCGATAGCATAATGGTTAATGCAGCGACCTCATAAGTCGATGAGTGGGGATTCAAATTCCTCTCGGCTCACCAGTTTATTCTTATCGTCTAGTGGTTAGGACGCTCTGTGGGGAATAACGTGGGTTCGATTCCCACAAGGTTCCCAATTATATTAAGAATATACTGAGCTGCGGAGCATGACCGCAAGGGCAAGGTAAAATGTGTCGAATCGTAGTGCTAATACGAATCAGTATATTCTTAAAAGTATTTGGGTGAATCGTAGTGACACTACGAATATCAGTATATTTTTAAAAATATACTGATAAATTTATTGGGGATTAGCCAAGCGGTAAGGCAACTGGTTTTGATCCAGTCATCGGTGATTCGACTTCATCATCCCCAGCCAATTGATGTACCAATGGTACAAACAAGTATCCGTATCGTCCGGATTATAATAGACGACCATTTTTAATTAGGGGATTTCATATTTCTGCGTAGCGGAGATGTGTCATCCCCATTTTTTTATATTATAGATATGATAAATTTATTTGGCGAAAAAATCTCTAAAGAAACAAAAATCTGCAAAACATGCGAAAAAGAGTTGCCTTTAGAATCTTTTGAGGCAAATAGAAAATTTTTCGATGCCAGTTCTGCAGAGAAATTTAGAATTTTAAGAAGACCTTCTTGTATATCATGCAGAAGCACAAAGAAAGCCATTAATCCTATAATAAAAAAATCATATCCTCTTCCCCCGACAGAATTTAATTGTCCTATCTGTGGAGACAAGGTAACGGCAAAACATGCAAAACTTGATCATTGTCATCATACAGGAACAATCAGAGGATATCTCTGTAATGGATGCAATACTGCACTAGGAAGTTTTAGAGATTCAGAAGAAATATTAGCAAAAGCGATATTGTGGCTACAAAAAATTAAAATACAAGATTCCAAAACTTGGGAGTGGAAATAAATGAAAATTGCTGTTCTGGGAGATACTCATTTTGGTGTACATAATGCATCCCCAATATTCGATGAATATTTTAAAAAATTTTATAAAGAAATATTTTTTCCTTACATAAAAGAACATAACATTGATGTTGTTCTTCAGTTAGGAGATATAGTAGATTGCAGAAAAACTTCTAATCATCTTTCTATATACAATGCAAAAAAGTATTTCTTTGATATTTTTGAAGAAGAGAATATACGTCTGGTAACTATTCTTGGAAACCATGATATATTCTACAAGGACACATTAGAGATTTCTTTTTCTGAATTATTTCTTGAGAAATATAAAAATATTGAAGTAATAAAGAAACCGACAGAATATAAATTTTCTGACGAAGGGAAATATTCTACTGTATTATTGCTCCCATGGATATGCAAAGGGAACGAAGAAGAAACTTCTGTCTCTATAAAGAACACTAAATGTAAGGTTGCATTCGGACATCTTGAACTTTCTGGGTTTGCGATGAACAAGGGATACGAAATGAAGGAAGGAATGGAATCCGGATTTTTAAAGAAATTTGATAATTGTTGGAGTGGGCACTATCATACAAAGTCAAATAAAGGCAATATAACATATGTAGGTACGCCATATGAAATAACTATGGTAGATGCAGACGACCCAAAATATTTCCATGTGTACGATACAGATACAGGAACTATGGAAGAAATAAGAAATCCTTTTACGATATACGAGAAAATCGTCTATAACAAGGACTTTTCGAAAGATCTTAGTCAATATGTCGGAAAGATAATAAAGTTGACTGTAGAGGACAGAGGAGACGTAAAGGCATATGATAAGTTCATATTGCAACTACAGAATAACAACCCTGCAGATCTAAAGATAATAGAAGAAACTTTTGAATATATTGATGATAGTGTCCCAGAAGATTCAGAAGAAG